AGGGGATGCCGGTGATGCGCCGGGCAGGCCGCACCTGGACCGGCCATGCCGACGATATCGAGGAATTCTTCCGGCGCGGGGGGCAAGAGGAAGGGGACGGCGAAAAGGACACTTAGAATGGCTGTCAAGAGCCACGTGTGTCCTTTTTTGTCCTTTTTTGGCACATATCGTCTAAAGATGTCCTTATCTGTCCCCTACCCAATCTGACGCCAAATCCCGTGATAAAATCCGGGCGTTTCACGCATAGATATTCATTCTTGATGAATGAAGATTTCGCCTGGAGGACGGGAGTTGGCAAAAGGGGTTATCGAGCGCTACGGCATGGAGGAGAGGATCCTCACCCTCTCTATGTCCGGCAATACCGAAACGCAGATCGCTCAGATCGTATCTGAAGAGCTGCCGGACGACGTATCGGTATCCCAACCCACCATCAGCAGGTTTCTCAAGAAGGTCAAGACCGAGAGGGCCGCCAAGGCCGGTGCCGTCATCGACGGGTACCTGGAGGCCGAGCTGCCCGCCGATCTGCAGGTCCTGACCGACATGAAGAAGGTCTACCTGTCATTCCAGAAGAAGATCCTCGATGTCGCCCTGGGCAAAGTAACGCCGATGAAAGACGACGGCTTTATGGCCTATGATCTAAAGACCCTGTTCGCCATAAACGACCGGCTCCTGGAGCTGGTCAAGACCACGCTGAAGATCCTCGGTGTCGATGCTGACGGGGGTGTCGAGGCCCGATTCGATCCAGTGGATCTGTCGAAGTACGAAAAGGACCTGGAAAAGCTGAAGGAGGGAAGCAATGACAGTTGAATTCTCTCCGATTCCAGGTGCCAACTACAAGCACGACTATGTGGAGATTTTCAAGGATATCGCGGCCGGTAAGCTCAAGCGCCGGGACACCTACCGGAAGCTTGCCAGGGCCGATGTCTTCTTTCTGCTCTACTTCGGCTTGGAACGGACCGACGTAAACCATCCCTGGATTGTAGACCGCTGCAGGGATGTTGATGAGCAGTCCCACAACACCCTCGATCTTTGGGCAAGAGAGCACTACAAATCCACGCTGCTGACCTACGCAAAGCCCATTCAGGAGGTCTTGAACAATCCTGAAGAGCGCATCTGCATCTTTTCCCATACCCGCCCCATCGCCAAAGGGTTCCTGCGGCAGATCAAGGTTACGTTGGAGGGTGATGTTCCGGTCAAGCGCTGGTTCCCGGACATCTTTTGGGACAAACCCAAGGCCGCCCAGGTCAAGTGGTCCGAAGACGACGGCCTGGTGGTCAAGCGTAAGAGCAAGGCCAAGGAGAGTACTTTTGAGGCCTGGGGCATGGTCGACGGCCAGCCCACCAGCAAGCATTTCACGGTCCGGGTATACGACGATGTTGTCACGAAGGAATCGGTCTCCAATGTCGACATGATCATGAAGACCAAGGATGCATTCGAGCTGTCTCATTCGTTGGGGACAGACGGCGGTGTGAAACGGGTGGTCGGCACCCATTATCACCACGCGGACCTGTATGTCGATCTTAGGAAGCAGGATGGGTATGTCGCCCGGATCCACCCGGCCACCGACAACGGCAAGCAGGACGGCAAGCGGGTCTTCATATCAGAAGAGCGTTTCAAAGAGCTTCGGACCGACCAGGGACCCTATGTCTTTGCCTGCCAGCAGCTCCTGAACCCAGTAAGCGAGGACAACCAGACATTCAGGGAGGAGTGGCTCCAGACCTGGCCTGCGGTCCACACAACGGGCTTGAACACCTATATCCTCGTGGATCCGGCCAATGAGAAGAAAGAGCAGGCCGACTTTACCTCGATATTTGTCATCGGCGTTGGAGCGGACAAAAACATCATGGTCATCGAGATGACCAGGGATAAGCTGAATCTCACCGAGCGCACCAACCGACTGATTGCGCTGCACCGGCAGTACCGGCCGGTAAAGGTGGGCTATGAGCGCTACGGTAAGGACTCGGACATCCAGCATATCAAATACGTCCAGGGCGAGGAGAACTACCGCTTCCACATTCACGAGCTGGGCGGACCGATGCCCAAGCCGGACCGGATCCGGAAGCTGATTCCGGTATTCGAGCAGCGCCGGATATACCTGCCGGACCGCTGCATCCGGACCAACTGGGAAGGGGTCACAGAGGATCTCACCCAGGTGTTTATCCACGAGGAGTACCTGGCGTTCCCTTACATCCTGCACGACGATATGCTCGATTGCCTGGCGCGGGTCGAGGATCCGAAGTTCTCCATCAAAGGACCGCGCAAGCCGCGATCGGAACCGGCACACACGGGGATCCCCGTGGCGCCGGTGGCCCAGCGGCGCCGTCGGGCCAAGATGGAATACAACGAGCTGGCGCTATAGGTGACCTATGGTTCAATATAGAGATCCATACTGGTGGGAAGACTACGAATTTGCAGATTTCGATGAAGAGGTCATCAAGGGTCTGCCGCCCAACATACAGAACTTGCTGAATAGCCCGTTCTGGTCCGACCAGGAGAGGATGGAGCTGTTCGGCCAATCTGTCCCGGACAGCTGGGGCGGCGGCCGGTACACCTCGGACGATTTCACCACCAGCGGTTTTCTGAACAGCGGCATCAACACCGGCAGCAGCGGCTATACGCTGATCACAACGGACCCGTTTGCCGACCTTCCCGTTGTCGATACGACCCCTGTGAGTGTTCCGGATGAATCGCCGCAAGACAGTGATCTGCTCTTCGGGAAGACCTTCCACTTCCAGCTCGGCGACAATCCATTTGACGAGACCAAAGAGTCTACCCTCGATCCGGGCCTGGGTACCGCAGATGAGTTCTCGGATGCGTATGTCGAAACCTTCGGGCCGAACCTGGCCGTGAATCTGGAGGAGCTGGGAGAAGAGTATACGCCCGAAGGCGATCGGCGTGAATCGGAGGAGCCAAGCGGTCTCGACGAGTTCATGAACCGGGTCGGCCTGTGGGACATATGGGATGAGGTGAGGGGCGGTGACATCTCATTAGGGGACATCTACGACGCCCTCCGAGGAGCGATCGCGGGCCTTACGATCGGCGGGCCGCTGGGATCGCTGGTCGGCGGCATCATCGGCGCATGGGCCGGTGACGTCTCCCTGGACGACATATGGGACTGGGTCACCGGGAGCGGCGATGATGATTTCGTATCGCCCTGGGCGGGCGATGTGGCGGATCCCTTCTTCGGTACGATCGACACGGAAGGGGGCGAGATGGGCGGCACCGGGTCCGGATCCGGAGACGGTTTCTTCGATACTCCTCCAGGCACGACCGTCATACCGGGCAGTGCATTCGACGAGGGCCGTGTCACGATCGTAGATGATGATGCCCTGCGCGGCAGCGACGGCCTGTTTGACGGTGTGACCGATAGTTCGGGGAATCCGGATCCCTTCGGACCGGCCGGACCGGGGTCCGGTACCGGCACGCCGGACACCGGGGGCGGCACGGATCCGCTGCCCGGCACCGGGTACGATCCTGCAGGATTCCAGGCCGCACAGATCCAGGCACGCCTGCAGCAGCGCCAGCAGGCAAAAAACCGAACCGGCCACATGGCGATGCGGGCGACGGATCCCCTCCTGGGACCGCCGGATCTGTTTAAACCCGAACTGGAGATCGGACCATGACCCTGTCTGCAGAAGAGCTGATCACCCGCAGGGACGATTTGAAGAACGATCGGTCCACCTGGGAGAACACCTGGCAGAAGATCCTCGATGTGGTGATGCCCAACCGTGCACCGGTCGTTAGCGAAGAGACCCCAGGCACCCGTCGTGGCACTACCACCCTCTATGACGACACCGCGCCGAAGGCGAACAACCGCCTGGCGGCAGCCCTGAACAGCACACTGACCAACCGGGCGGTGAAATGGTTCATCCTGGAGACCGACAAGAACGAGCTCAACGAAGACCAGATCGTCAAAACCTGGCTTGATGAGGTGAGCCATACGATCCGCAGGGAGCTGGAGAACTCCACGTTCTATATGCAGGTCAACGAAATGTATCAGGACTTAGGATCGATCGGCACGGGGATCCTCTATGTGGATGAGTCAAAGCGACCCGGCCGCAGCCTTCATTTCAGCACCCGGCACATCCGGGAGTGCTGCCTCGATCTGAGCGATGAAGGGGATGTGGACGCCGTATACCGCAGCTTCGAAATGACCGCCCGGCAGATCAAGCAGCGATGGAAAGAAAGCGGCACCATCAGCGATGAGATCGAAAAGGCGTTTGAAAAGAAGCCTAACGAGAAGTTCGAGATCATCCATGTGGTCATGCCGCGCTACGAGCGCGATGAGACCAAGACGGACCGGAAGAACCTGCCCTGGGCCAGCATATGGATCGATGCCACACATAAGCAGATCATCGATGAGGGCGGCTATCACGAGTTTCCCTATATGTCGCCGGTCTGGAGCCGGTCCTCCGGAGAGATCTACGGCCGCAGCCCCAGCTTAAACAATCTGTCCGACATACTCACCCTCAACAAGATGAAAAAGACGCTGCTGAGAACCGGCGAGAAGATCGCCGATCCGCCCCTCAATGTGCCGGACACTATCGATGAGGATGTGGACATGACCCCCGGCGGCGTAAACTACTACGAGAGCGGCACCCAGGACCGCATCGTGCCGATCGATCTTGGCAGCCGTGGGTTGCCCATCACGCTGGAGATGTGGGAGCAGCAGCAGGACGATATCCGGGACGGGTACCTTATCACGCAGCTCACCCTGATCGATCGGCGGCAGATGACGGCCGAAGAGGTCCGGCAGCGCACGCAGGAGAATGCTCTGATTCTCGGCCCCACCTTCGACCGGCTGCAGTCCGAGTTCCTGGAGCAGCTTATCGACCGGGTCATGGGGATCCTGATCCGCTCCGGAAAGATCGTAGATCTCCCCGACGTCCTCAAGGGCGAATATACCCGCGTGCGCTACGTGTCGCCGCTGGCAAGAGCGCAGCGCATGAGCGAGGTGCAGGCCATCAATACCGTCGTCGGCACCGCCCAGGCCTGGTCGGAGGTCAGGGCGGATGTGCTTGACAATATAGATTTCGACGAGGCCATCCGCGAGGCGGCAGACATCGAGGGTGCACCGCCCAAGATCATCCGCCCCATGGAGGGGGATAACAGCGTCAAGGCGATCCGCTCTGAGCGCCAGAAGCTGCAGAAACAGAAGCTGCAGATAGAGAATGCACAGGCAGCGGCATCAGTGGCCAAGGACGCAGCATCGGCGCAGTCAACGCGAGAGGCAGCTTAATGGCAGACGAGAAGACACCGGCCGAGAAAAAGCGGGAAAAGAAAGTCCAGCTCCTCATCGACTACAAGATCGCCCTCCAGTCCGAGGTGGGCGAACGGGTATGGGAGGATCTGAAGAGGCGCTTTCATTTTGAAGGCTCCACTGCAGTAAACGATTCCCAGGGACGGCTCGATGTCAATGCCACAGTACTGAATGAGGGGGAAAGAAACGTCCTGCTCTACATAAACAAAATGCTCCGGACGGAGCCGAAACCATGATGGAGGAAGTTATGAAAAAGGGCATCGTTTTACTACTGGCAGTAGTCCTGGTCGCCACCACCGCGCTGGCTGCAGAAAAGGCGTACAAGGCGATCACGGCGGAGAATCAGTGGACCGACAGCATCAGGGTCCGGAATCGCGGCGTGGTCGTCATCGAGGACACAGGCTCCATCTCGGCTACGTTTACGCTGCAGATCAAGCCGAAGGATGGGTCCAGCTATGTGACCACTGGCGACACCTTCACGGCGGCCGGGGCCTGGGCATTCGATGCGGCCGGTGAGCTGTATCGGATCGGCGTTGCCACCGGCGACTTCACGTCAGGTACCGCCACGGTCTACATCCAGGAACAGGAGGACTAAGTCATGAGACGAGTACTTCCCATACTACTTGCGCTGCTGCTGGCAGCGCTTCCCGCTTCGGCGGGCCTGGTTCGGGATCTTGCCCAGGGGACCGCAGATATCAACGGCGGGACGATCTCCGGGGTGACGTTCGACGGCGACCTGTCCATTGCAGACGGCAACGACTTGATAATCGATGCACAGGACGCCATCTACTTCGACGGCAAAGACAACACCTATATAACCGAATCCAGCGCGGACACAGTGTGGATGGTGGCGGGCGGGTCTAACTCCCTGAGATTCACTGCCACAGGCATCTCCCTGGAAGCAACCAAGAAAATCTATCTCGATGGTGGGAGTAATACCTATATCACCGAGTCGGTTGCCGACAACTTCCGGGTAGTAACCGGGGGGGCTGCTGCACTTGACGTAGATTCCGCCCAGAATGTAGTGATTCAAGCTACGAAAAAGCTGTATTTAGATGGAAGTGGCAACAGCTATCTTCACGAAATCGCAGCCGACACCATCGAGATTGTTGCGGGCGCTTCTAACCTGT